TGTATGAAAAGAAAGTTGAAACTGTTAGTCAAAATGTCAAGGGTAAATTAATTATCAAAGAGTATCCGACATCAACGGCAAATGCAAATCACTTTAGAGTTCTGTTAGATGAGTTGAAGTTGAAAAAAAGTTTTGTCCCTGATATTATTTTCATTGACTATATTAACATCTGCTCTTCATCCAGATTAAAGGCAAATGGAAGTGTAAACTCATATACCTTTGTGAAAGCGATTGCGGAGGAATTGAGAGGACTCGCTGGTGAGTATAACGTTCCTGTCTTTACTGCCACACAATTGAACAGAGGTGGTTCTGTAAGCACGGACGTTGGGCTGGAGGACACCGCAGAGTCATTCGGTTTGCCACAGACAGCGGACTTTATGTTTGCAATCACAAGTACCGAAGAGTTGGAGGAATTGGGACAGGTCATGGTTAAGCAGTTAAAGAATCGGTATAACAGTGCAACCGTCAATCGAAAATTTGTTTTAGGTATTGACAGATCAAAGATGAAACTTTATGACGTTCAACCAGAGGAGAACGAAGACCTTTCAGATTCTAATTATGAAAACAAAGATGTTCCGGGGAATGGTTTTGACTTTAGACCAAAAAAATTTGAAAAACAAAAAGTTAGTGGTTGGAATATCTAATGACCTCTTTCGTTGACAAAAAGTTTATTAATTTAGTTTCGGGCCAACTTTCTCTTTTTAAATGGAAGTCGGGTAATCTTGCAAATTGTCGTTGTCCCATTTGTGGAGACTCACAAAAAAATAAAACAAAGTGTAGAGGTTACTTTTACGAAAAAAATAATTCTTTTTTTTACCGTTGTCACAATTGTGGTTTTGGTAGCAACATAAAAAACTTTCTAGAAAAAATTGCACCGTCTCTTGCAAGTGAATACTCAATGGAAACATTTGAAGAAAAGTTTGGTAAGAAAAAGAAAACAAAGAAGAAAGAAATAAAAATGGATTTTGTGCCTTTTAAAACTAAACATGCCGGTATTGTTTTCACACAGAAAATTTCTGTGTTAAACGATGATCATGAGTGTAAACAGTTTGTGATGAACAGAAAGATACCAACTAAATGGCATGATAAACTTTTTTACGTTGATGACTTTAACGAGTATGCCTCAATAGCAATTAATGAGGAGGTAAAATATCCAAGTGAACCTAGACTTGTGATTCCATTTACTGATGCGGAAAACAAAATTTATGCCGCACAAGGAAGAAGGATTACGGACGGAGAAACTCCAAAATATTTCACGGCAAAACCGAAGGATGTTGAGAGACTTTGGTTTAACCAGTGGACTGTTGACACAACAAAGCCCATTCACGTTGTTGAAGGACCGATTGATTGCATGTTCCTGTCCAACTCGGTTGCTTTGGTTGGCTCTGGTGCGATAACAAACACACCGTCTCATTTTGAAAAATCTAAACTCATTTATGTTTTAGATAATGAACCAAGAAATTCTCAAATTGTTTCTTACATGGAAACATTATGTGAAAAGGGCAAAACCGTTTGCGTGTGGCCAAGTAATATAAAAGAGAAAGACATAAATGAAATGGTTCTCGGAGGAATGGACGCAAGTAAGGTTGAAAGTATAATTAACGAAAATTCTTATTATGGCCTTCAAGCACATCTAAAAATTAAAGACTGGAAAAAAATATGAGTGATGAGGTAAGGGCCTTTTTAGAAGCGGTGTTTGAATTTTCCACACACTATGCAGATTATGTGAAAGAGATGGACGAAAGTTTACACAAACGGGCGGTTGATTATGCAAAAACATTTACTGATGTTGATGGTGTAGAATTTAATTATGTTGATGAGGAGGAAGATGATGAGTGAGCCGGTAATAGAAACAATTCTTTTGTCTCTTTTATTTTTAGGGATAATTACTTTTACTTACATTATGATAAAAAGTGACGGAGATGATCAGTGAAAATTGAGGTTTTAGATAAAGGACATGTTGAACTTATGGATCACATGGGCAGCGATCTCACCGTGTGTAATGCTGCAAGAGTATCATTTAACAAAGAGTCTGAGTGGGGGCTTGACTTTGATGCCATCGAGCGTTTGAAAAGTTGTCCTTACAACAAAGATGATGTTAGGGTGCTGAAAGAGAAAGACGAGAAACTTATTCGTTATCTTGCAAAGCATCAACACTGGACACCCTTTGCTCACCCGCAGATCACGCTACGAGTCAAAGCACCTGTTTCTATTCGCACACAATTCTTCAAACACAAACAAGGGTTCGTGGAGAATGAGATCAGCCGTCGCTATGTTTCTTATGAACCAGAGTTTTACAATCCTGTGTGGAGAAGCAAACCAACAGACGGTGCGAAGCAAGGTAGCGAAGATTTTGTGAAAGATGAAGTCGAAGCCAATGTTTATAGTATGGCTTTTGATCATGTTTGTGTTGAAGCGTTAAACAACTACAATCATTTAATCGAACAAGGAATCGCACCAGAACAAGCACGATTTATTCTCCCACAAGGAATGTATACCGAGTGGTATTGGACTGGATCACTTGCCGCTTACGCTCGATTCTACAAGCAACGCAAGGACGATCATGCTCAGTGGGAGATTCGTGAGTATGCAAACGCTGTCGGAAAAATCATTGAACCTTATTTTCCAGTTTCGTGGAAACACTTGACAAACTGAACTACATAAGAGACAATTCAGCAAAACAGGAGAAAACAATATATGAGTTTACCAAGTTCTTATCAGGACTTTATCCATCTTAGTCGATATAGCAGGTGGTTAGAGAATGAAAATCGTCGTGAAACATGGGAAGAAACAGTAGATCGCTACTTTGACTTCTTTGAAAAACATCTGAAAGACAATCATAATTATGTGGAAGACAAAGAAGTCGTGGAAGAACTTAGATCAGCGGTTCTTAACCTTGAGGTGATGCCATCTATGCGTGCATTGATGACCGCAGGCACCGCTTTGGAACGAGAGAATGTCGCTGGATACAATTGTTCATTCGTTGCAATGAACAATCTTAAATCGTTTGATGAGATTTTGTATGTTCTTATGTGTGGAACAGGAGTCGGATTCAGTGTTGAAAGAGATTTTGTCAACAAGTTACCCACTCTCGCTGAAGAATTTAGCGAAAGTCACACTACAATTGTTGTCCAAGACAGCAAACTTGGTTGGGCAAAAGCATATCGTGAACTCGTCTCGCTACTCGTTAACGGTCAAGTTCCAAAATGGGACTTGTCAAAAGTTAGACCTGCTGGAGCAAGACTTAAGACATTCGGCGGTCGAGCGTCTGGACCAGAACCCCTTGAGGACTTATTCCGATTCACGGTGGATTCTTTCAGTAAAGCCGCAGGTCGCAAACTTAATTCAATCGAAGTCCACGATATCGTCTGTAAAATTGCTGAAATTGTAGTTGTTGGTGGGGTTCGTCGCTCTGCCCTGATTTCTCTCTCTTCTCTCACGGATGAAAGAATGCGTGATGCAAAGACCGGACAGTGGTGGGATGCCAATCCTCAGAGAGCGTTAGCAAACAACTCAGTCGCATACAAAGAACGTCCCGAGATTGGCACTTTCATGGATGAATGGGTTTCGCTCTACAAGAGCAAGTCCGGTGAGCGGGGTATGTTCAATAGAAAGGCAGCGGTGGATCAAGTTGCATCTGTTCAAGAACTTCGTGGTGACGATCATGTTGGTCGTAACTCAAATTATGAATTCGGAACAAATCCGTGTTCCGAAATTATCTTACGAGACAAAGAATTCTGCAATCTTTCGGAGGTTGTCATTCGGGTTGACGATGACAAAGAGTCCCTCATGCGAAAGGTCCGTCTCGCAACAATCTTGGGAACTTGGCAATCTACATTGACAAACTTCAAGTATCTCTCCTCCGTGTGGAAGAAGAACTGTGAAGAGGAAAGATTGCTCGGTGTGTCTCTGACGGGAATCATGGATTGTCCGTTAACGAATGGAGAGGTTCTGGGACTCGCTGAATTGCTCACGGATCTTCGAGTTGAGTCTGTCAATGTTAACAAACAATTCGCTGAAAAGATTGGTATCAACCAGTCCGTTTCGGTGACTTGCGTGAAACCCTCAGGCACGGTCTCACAACTCGTTGACGCTGCTTCAGGTATTCATGCGAGACATAGCCCATATTACATCCGGACGGTCAGAGCGGACATCAAGGATCCCCTGTGCAAATTTATGATTGACAAGGGATTCCCTGCTGAACCGTGTGTTATGAAACCGGATCATACGATGGTTTTCTCATTCCCCATTAAATCCCCAGAAAATGCTACATGTCGTTCTGACATGACCGCACTGGAGCAACTTGAAATGTGGAGAACATACCAAAACTACTGGTGTGAGCATAAACCATCTGTCACCATCACCGTCAAGGAGGACGAGTGGATGGAGGTTGGATCGTGGGTTTGGAAATATTTCGACCAAGTGTCGGGTATTTCTTTCCTCCCACATTCCGATCATAGTTATCGTCAGGCTCCTTATCAAGAATGTGATGAGGAAACCTACATAAACCTATTAAGTGAGATGCCAGTCGGAGTTGACTGGTCTGAACTTGCAAGTTATGAGGAAACAGACAATACATCTGGGACTCAAACATTTGCTTGTTCAGGTGATTCATGTGAGGTCGTCGATCTGACCTCTTGAGCCAACATAAGGAGAATTATATGGCTACAAAAACCCCTAATGAGAGTTGCTCCACATCGTGTGGACACGACTGCGTGACCAAGTTTCTTGGTCGGTTCGGTATCTGCCGTTCCATGCTCGTTACCTTTGCACTTCTTCCCTTCGCTTGGGACGGTGTGGTTTGGTTTGTCGATGCTGTGGAAAAAGTATTTGATCTCGTAACTGGAGTTGGAGGCTAATATGAATTCAATTGCTTTATCAATCGGGCTTTCTGCCCTCTCTGGATTCGGTGATGTCGAGTTCCACGGTGTGGGACAGACTGCCGTTTCTATCGTCGATGATGTCGAAACTCTCGATACTCGACTGATCTTTGGTGCTTTCGGTGAGTCTGAAGGTGCTGTTTACGGTTTCGCTTTTGAAACCGTTGATAACCTCGACGATGTTGGACTTTTCCAAGCATACGTCGGTGCAGACTTTGGTGGACTTGATGTCACCGTTGGTCGTTTCCAAAGAAACTTTAGTGCCGAACTGGCAACATCGACCTTTGGTTACACCTATGGATTGACAAACTCCACCGTGTTTGACCGCTACGATGCTTTCGTCGAGGGTGTCTCGTTTGGTGGAGAAGCCGGTGATGCTTCTTTCGCTATTGATGTCGTCGGTGACGATGTGTTCGATGGTGATTCCTCAACCGTTTCTGGTCGTGTTGAACTCGGAGCCTTGGGTTTCGGTTTCATCGGTGAAGAACTTGATGTTTGGACTCTTGACATCTCTGATGAAAAGGGTTTCATCTCTTACACTGATGACAACGGTGACTGGACTGCTGTTGCACAGGGTGTTGTCTTTACCATCGAAGATACTTACTCTGGGTATGGTCGTGTTGAATACGATCATCTTGATGAAACCACCTTTGCCGTTGGTGGTAAGTGTGAGTTTAGAGATGGTGTTGCGGCTATTGCTGAATATGATGACCGTGACGAAGGAGTTCGCTTCGGACTTCGCTTCTCGTTCTGATACCTATTGCCATCAGAAAAAAACCCCCGGCTTTGGCTGGGGGTTTTTTACATAAATACCATGTGGAGGTATTATGGCTATTGCTGGTATTGACTATTCTTTAACATGTCCTGCGATCTGTGTTTTCACTGGTGAACAAACTGATAGGTTCACTTATGACAAGTGTTTGTTTTACTTCTTGAGTGATGTTCGCAAGCACGCAAAGACGGTTGACATAAACATTCATGGGACTTTTAACAGTGGCTTTGACGAGGAGTGCCAACGGTATCAGAGCATCTCTGAGTGGGCTGTTGATAAAGTGATTGGGTGTGAGGATGTGGCAATCGAGGGTTATGCCTACAACGCAAAAGGTAGAGTATTTCACATCGCAGAGAACACTGGAATTTTAAAATACAAACTCTGGGAGTCTCGCATACCTTACACCATTCTTCCACCTAGCAAACCGAAAAAGATCGCTACTGGTAGAGGTAACGCAAACAAGGTTGACATGTATGCGGCATTTAAAGAAGAAACAGGTCAATCACTATATGGATTCTTTAATATCAATCCAGTCGGAAACAAGGTGGCAAATCCAATCTCCGATATCGTTGATGCTTACTACATCTGTAAGACTTTTCATATGATGAGAAAAAAAGACGGTCTATGACCGTCTTTTAAAGAATTCACACCAAACAAGATAACCCGCAGTTAATAGAGTAGCAATCCATCCAAATATAACCACGGGTCCATAACTTTTTTTGAGGGTTCGATCTCCTCATATGTTTGCAATCCCAAAGCATCACCAGCACCAAAAATTACATTTGTATTATTAATTGGCTCAGATGCCGAGTCTAAAGTGTGAATGATTTGCGGCTGTCCGTCGATACCGATGTCAACAAATGGTTGCTTGACACTTTTGACGCTCGCACATCCCACCAACAACAGAACTAAAAGATATCTCACCGTGGCACTCTCACTCTTGGTGTTTCCGTTTTCTCTTTTTGCTCACGAAGTTTTTGTCGCTTCTTTCTTTTTTCAAGAAGCACAGGCTTATCTGCTTTCTTCATTATTCTGTCGTGGAAACGCTCTTTCATTTCATTCTCACCATGCTTATGTCCAGCAACCAAACCGATTACCAAACCGATGAAAAAGATACAAATTCTTTTCAAGACAACGCTTTCGTTATTTTCGCTCATGCAATACCTCTTATTTCTCTAAGTTCTTGGAAATCTTTCTTCTTGGTTCCACCATCGTATTCCCAAGCATATCCCTGTTGAATCATTCGCTCGTTGATTGATTCGGTTTCGTCACCGATGTAAAGCCAACCAAGGAGCCTACCATACTTACCCATCCCACCGACCAGTTCGGTGCGAATCACCAAATCATCTTCACCAGAGATTGCACCGTCGAGTTGTTCTTTCAACCAGTTGGTGGCATCCTCTCCGAGTGCTTTCTCTTCAAGATCCCGTGTTCTCTTTTCGGGTGTGTCAACACCTGCGATACGAACACGCTCCTTCTTGTAAAGATCAAATCCGAGATCAATTATAACGTCAATGGTGTCACCGTCAAGGACTTTGACGATTTCAGTAACCCTAAAGTTATAGCACGACTTTCTATTGGGTGGTTGCATTTAGTTTTACTTTCCTCTGACTGCGGTTCCGAAGTAGAATCCTACAATGGTGACGAGAATCTGCCTGTTCTCTTCAGTGTATAGATATCCCTCGACCGGAGTGTAAGTTCTTACTTTCTCTTCACCGAACAAACCGAGCAAGTCCCAAGGCTTGTAGTGAGTGGACTCGTGTTCCACAACGGTGGTAACACCATCGCTGTAAGCGATGATGAATGGTGCGATGATTGTGCCAAACATGATGCACAACACGATGAACCGACGAACCAGTTTACCTGCGTCGATTGAGACACGGCTGACTGCTTCGTTAGCATGTTCGTTTTCTTTTTCTGCGACTCCCATTGCCATCTTGAATCGCTCTTGATCTTGGGCACGACGCTCAGCCATTGCTTTGAATAAGAAACCAGTTGCTGATCCCGTAAGTAATGATAAAAAGTCGGGTGATAAAAACTCCATTATCTTCTCCTTATTTTTCTTTTCTTTCTTTTCTTTCTGGGAGGAACTGCCAGCCTATCGGCTTCTCTTCCGCTATCTAAAAAGGCAGGAACGTCCGGCTCGACACTCTGGTGCATACCGGCCACCCCACCCCCCGTGGATGTCATCATCTCATACATTTCTGGATTTATCTCTTGAACATATTCGTAAAATGCACGCTCAATGTCATCACCATTTCCTCCAACCTTTTCGACCTCCTCTTTAATTAAGAACATCGCAGTTGGTAGGGTTTTTAATCTTTGTTTTATGCTGGGATTTGGAATCATCATCAACAATTTTTTTAAATTAATGATAATTCTGAAGAACATGGACGCTGCTCTCTTTTCTTTTTGTTTTTTTAGTTCTTTTGATCTCTTTAGAAAATTACCCTGAGCATCAATTATTCCTAATTTGTAAGCGTCGAACTTTGTAAATGGTTGGGACAAAGCCTGTAAAAATTTATAAACCGTGAATGACGGTATAATTTTACTTAAATCTGCTCGGCTTGCACTTCTTCCAACTCTCATAGTTCTTCCTTTAGTATTTTTAAAATTTTTGGATCAACTGGTATTTTTGAAAGATTAACTTCCGGTATGTGAGATGGACAAACATTTAGAAAAAACAAAACAGACTTTAAGGGTGACATTAAATTTTCGTCTAACTTGTAAAATAAAAGTCTTGCCGCTCCTGTAGGACTAAAAACGTTTCCCATTATTATTGTGTGATTTACTATAAGTCTTGATTTCAATTCATCTTTTTCAATGTATTTGTTCAGTAATCTTTTGACATATTTTATTCTTTTCAAATCCTCGTCAAACTCTTCAAGCCCCGTGCAATTAGGGTTGTCATAAATTTTCATAGCAAAAGAAAGAAAAGTTCCCTCGGTGAGAGGATTTGTAATTAACATATCACTCCCCCGTTGCTTCTCCAGGTCTCAGCCTAGCATCAACAACATACATTGAACTTTCATTTCGTGTGATTTTAAATTCGAGGACCATTTTAGTTCCTGCAAATTCTTCAATCATGTCACTTTTCTTGAATCCATTTTTGAGAAGATCGTGTTCGGGTGTCGTTCCAAACGATCCACCAAATCTTGAAACAGGGAAGACAAAGTTACCCTCACCCAATCTTTTCTTTGAGTCACACTCAAAGTCAAGACCAACATGGTTTAATCTTACTTTTAATTGATTACGAAGCGATGTTGGATCAATGAACTCCCTGTCCGTGTATTCACGGATGAAGGCATTAATCCTTCCAACGATTTCGTCTAATTCAATTCGATATGATCCGAGATCATCATGTGCTGATCTTCCTCCCGCACCGGCAACACGAGCGTGTTGGTAGTGACCTGGGAAATACTCAGATTCCTGTAACTCATTAACCAATTCCTTAAAGTGTTTCATATTACTTCCTTTAATAAATTCTTTCTTGTTCAGGATATCCTTTTAATGGATCTTCAAATCCTAAATCTTTGTCTTTCATTTCGTGTCCAGTTTTAGGAGCCGCTCCCATTTCATCTGGATTTTTCTTTTTCTTCTTTTTCTTTCCCTCTTCTATGTATCGAAGTGCTTGGTGTGCCAATATATTTGACTCTTCTCTAGAGATATTTGCGTTCTCCATCAAAGTGTTGACAAAATCTTCATAGGTTTTCATTTAATCACCCTTTCCCATTCTGTAACCACCACCACGCTTCTTGTATGTTTTAACCAAATAGGCATTTGCATACGCTGATGGATAAACCTTAAACTTTCGTTTAGTTTCGGCTTTGACCCTCGCATAAAGAGCGGGATCTGTAGGAATGGGTTTCTTTTTCTCTTCAAGATAACCCTTTTCCCTTGCTTCTCGTATCATTCTCCGACCAAAAGATTCTCTTGATTCCATTGTTTTCTTCCTTGTTCCTGTTTCAACATTTGTTGGTTTCTTTGACGTTTTTGTTTCTCCCGCTTCCCCGCTACCTTTTTTGGGATCCCCGGCTTCTCGTTGTGCTGCTCTTTTTCTTTTTACAAATTTAGCCCTACCCTCTTTGCCGAGTTTTGCTGCTTTCTCAGCGGAAAGACACGCTGGGTATCCTTCACCTTTTTCAGCATCCCCACACTTACCTATTTTTTCACCCTTGGTGTTGTAGCGATCCCATCCACCTTCACTCTTGCCACCTTTTCCACCTTTGCCGAACCAATCCTTCAAACTCTCACGAATGAGTTCTCCCATTGGTTTAAAGTCGTCCTCGACTTTTGATCCACCTCTCCATTGTTTACAGGACCAATATCGTGCTTTGGTTTTGGGACCGGGGTTGTCGCAATTGTGACGGGCACGAAAGTTTTTTCTTCTCTCCGGATCGTCACGCTTAATTTCCATGTTGGGATCACCGAATCGAACAGTTTTAATATTACCTGTGCTGGGATCTCTTACATGAACTTTAAACTTTTTTGGACCGCCGGGAGTTCTTGTGATTTTGTTAAGTTTTGGGGTTTTTTTCTTCTTTTCCTCATTCATGCAGCCACAATCTTCCATCGTTTCTTGGCCGGGGGTTTGTTTGGCACGTTTCTTGCGAGCGGCATCCGTTCCCTCAAGATCATCGTCTTTGTATTCTTCTCGAAGTTTTTTCCAGAATTCAAGATTCATTTGTCACCCCTGTTTTTTGATCGTGAAACTATTTTAATATTTTTTCTGCTGTTGTTTTGTGGGTTCCCGTCAATATGGTGAACATCATTTTCGTCACCCTTGTTCACGTTGCCATTTTTTTCCTCTTCCGCTCTTGCAGCATTTCTTGATGCTCTGTCTTTTATTTGTTCAGGTTTTGATTGAAATTGTTCATAGTCTTTTTTATAATTTCTACCAGTCGATTTGTTGTATTTTCTTTTCTTCTTAGACTTTTTATCTTCGAATAAGTCCTCTATGTTTCCATGAGCATACATATTAATGAACTCTTTAAGTTCGTCCACATCCACCCATGTGCCCTCCAAATACTCAAAATCTTCAGACAATCCGAACATATAAATATACCTCCGGACTATTTATAAAAAAAACAAGGGGCAACAAGCCCCTTGAAAAGCACCGTTTGGCCCCACCAAATTTGCACGCTTGGATCACCTCTCCTCTGTGTGTAATAGGATGCCAGCGGTG